GTTCGAGTGCTCTGACGACGCAGGTTAGAAGCGCGGCGAATGCGCCAAGAGCTAATGACGCAGTCTTGAGATGAGGATCTGAAAATACCGCGTTCCCCAGAATACCGATGATCGGACCACCGACGCCGATTGAGATGTCTCTTAAAAAAGCGTGGTGGTCCGTCATCGTGATGGTTAGTTAGCGAGCGGAACCTGCGATTTGGCGGCTTCGAGAATGATTTCGGCCAGAGGTACTCCGACCTTTGCATTCTGGAAACCGCCAGCCTTGATGGCGATATCGATGAGTTGCAGCAGGGTGTTCGCTTGTTCGGCGGTCAGTTCAATTTTAATCATGCCGCCGAAGCATCGACGACAGTTTCGATAGGTGCAACCAAAACCGGAGGCGGCACCGGCGGTAAAGGCTGCGCCGCCCACGGCAACGGCAGCGCAACCACCGGAGGGTTGATCTGGTCGGCGATTTGTTTTGAGACGTTCGCTTCGATAGCGGTCTTATCGACACCGTTCTCGTAGCACCAGTTCAAGACTTGCTGCTCGGTCAGTTGATCGTAAGGCGTGAACTCACCAGACGGCGGCTGGAACGAGCAGGAGCCGTAGCAAGTGCCGCTGTAGGTTTCGTCAGTGCCGTTGCATCGCCAATCGGCGGTGATTACGACATCGGTGAGTGAGCCTTCGATGGGCTTAACGAGAAGGCGTTCGATGATCCAAGAGAGGGTAGGCATGGTCGTTTAAATTAGGCTGCTGCGATTGTGGTGATTGTGCCAGAGCTTCCACGGAACTTCAGCGCACCGGACTCGACGTAAAGTTGACCCATACCAGCAGGGGAGGTGCTTGGAGCGGTTCCATTTGCGATACCAATAACACCAACCGCAGATGTACCGAATGCAGAAATGTTTCCAACCCCAACATTTCCACCATTTTGTATAACAAAACGAGTTGTTCCATCCTCCTGAATCTCAAACTGAAACGTTCCAGAGCGGTATCCAGCGGACCATGTTTTTGCTCCTACCTTGGAGTTGAATTTAGCATACAAGCCAGCGGTTCCTTCGACCAAAATGATCGGTGCATCTCCCGTTGCAACTCCACCCACACCCAACCCCTTAGAGTTGAGGGTCATGGCGGTGGTGCCAGCTACGGACCAAGTGGCTACTCCGGTGGAGTCGATGTCATACCGTTGCACTCCGTTTGTCCAAAGCTGCACCGCATTAGTGGAAGCCTTAGCGTAAATACCATTTCCGGTCTGACCCGCTCCGGTGAACAGAGTATATCCAGAACTATCAATCGCGAAAAACGCGCTATTGGTTCCATTGGTAAATCGAGCAATGTCTCCACTACCCTGAACATGAAGAAGATTGCCGGGACTCGCCGTACCAATACCCACCCGATGGTTCGTCGAATCAACCTTCAGCGTCGTGGTGTCCACCGTCAGAGCGCCGGTGATGGTGGCGGAGCCAGCGGTGACGAGTCCGGCAACGGTCAGTGCATCGGTTGTCTTGTTGTAAACCAGACCGGCATCGCCTGCCAGATTCGTTCCGCCATCATTGAAGATGACCTGAGTCGTCGCGCCGGGAAGGGCAACACCACCGCCAAGAGCGGTGTATATCTCAGTGAAGTTCTGGTTGGTATAATCGAACGAGGTCCGCAGCGGCGTCCCCGTTCCGTCGTTCGGCGATGCGCCGATATTGATGGTTTGCTTTGACATATATGACTAAATGAATGTTACGTTGACCTACAGAAATTCGGTCATGTCCGCCGTGATGATCGTCACGTCCGCGCTTATCACCGTGTTATCCGCCGTGATATCCGCCATTCCGCCAAGAGTCGCCGCTTCCCAGAGTAGGCCAATCTCCAGCAGAATGCGTTCACGCGGACTCATGCACGAAGCTCCCTGAGCCTCCGCAATTAGTGTGGCCGCATCGGCACAAGAAATGTTTGCCATGATATTTTAGAACGGATGCGAAGTGATGAACCAAGCCGTACCGTTCGAAATGATGGTAATCGAATTCCATTGCGGAGACAGCACATGTGTGGCCGCTCCGTCAATCGTCTCGGACGCATACGCATCAACCGTCACCGTATTCGCGCCAGCATTGATTCGCTTGAAAACATAGATACGACCAGCAACCAACGCCGCCGGGGGCAATGTCAGCGTAATCGCGCCAGCCGTCGCATCGCAGACCAGAAAGTAATCACCGCTCACCACGCTGCCGCTCGTCGTCACGCTCCGATACGCACCGCGTGTCGCGCCGCCGCCCTGAAGATACGTCGCAATGCGGTTCTCCAGCGCCAACTTGGCCAACTCAACCTCCCACGGTGAGCGACATCCCAGCGACGCCGCCTCGTTGATGAGCGTTGCCGCCTCGTCGCATGTGATGTTTGGCATATCGTTCTATTGGAAAATTGGTTATCGTGCCATCGGACCAGCGCCGCGCTGCATCACCTCGGCGATAAATCCACCGCCGCCGGGAGTCGCACCCTCCTCTACCTCCATCTCCTCCTCCTCACCGCGCTCGGCCAGCTTCTTGCCCTTGGATTTCTTCTCGTATCCGGGAATGGCCACACCATCAATCTCGATGACCTCCGCCTTGCCATTCTTACCAAGAACGATAGTCGCCATAGTCTGGAACGCTTCGCCCTCCGCAAGGTTCTCGGGGATTTCTACGCCTTTTGGAATCGTAAATGACGGCATACGGGGAGCATTACGCGACCTATTGGGATGTCAATGTCTAAGCGATAACGGGCAATAAAAAACCCGCCACTAACTTTTCGGGCCAGTGACGGGGTGCCTCACAATAAGGCGCTTTACAAGACATTCAACCTATTGATTCAACCGAGGCAACCCTAGCTCAGAGTTATCGTTGGGCAACACCAATTTTTCCATGCGAAGTAAAAACAGGAAATCTTTGAACCTCGTCAAGTGTAGGCACAAAAAACCCGCAAGCCTTTCGACCTGCGGATTCTTGCGTTTTGCTGAGGAAATCAGCTACAGATGACCTGTGTGAGCGCTCCTGAACAACGACGGAAGATAATAGTCATTCCCTGGTTTGCGAATATCGGTTCGGCGGCATGCACGAACTCAGCGTAATGCTGACCCTTCTTCTCCAGCGGATCGGCGCAATCCACATCGAGCTTGTAGGCACCCGTCACCCACTGCCACTCGCCCATGTAGTTGGTCGGCATCCAGCTCAGATCGCCAACCCGATTGACGGGCCGAACGATGTGGCTCTTGAACACATACGGAGTCACGATGAACGCAGCCTCGTACGGAGCGGTCGTCCAGCTCGAATTGACGCTGAACACAGTACCCTTGGTGCCGCTCGCGCTGGTGAACGGCTGCACCAGCGTGTACTTGCCACCGGCATAAGTGAAGCGGGGCGGAAACAGATTCGGCACATGGCGATAGTTCTTGATGACCCGATTCGCACCGATGCGCTTGAGCAACTCCGCACCGCTGCCACTGCCCATATCAGCCTGACGCAGATCCTCGCGGAACGCGGGGTTGTTCTGAGCGATACGCTGCGAAGCCTCCAAGCCGATATATAGCGGAAATACCGGACCATCGCTGCTGTACGATATGAAACCGGAGCTATCAGGATTCGTCGCACCGTTACGGATCAACGTAGCAGCCGCGACATCCAGCATCTCCTGAGTCAACTCAGAGGTGGACTGATTGAGCGCCTGACCAGCCGATCCGGTCTGAATCCACGGGAACTCATTCACGCCAGAGGGAATCGTCTCGACCTGAGTAAAGGACGAGTCGGCCACAGCCTTGATCGCGAACTTCGCGAACGTATTCTGATAGCGAGTCTCCCATGAACGCTGAGCGCGGATCGAGAGCTTCTCCAAGTACACGCGCAAGAACGCCTCGACGCGGTGGTCATAGGTCAGATCATCCTTACACAGGAGCGGACCTTTGAGGGCGAAACGCTCAGGACTCCAAGTGACGGCATTATAGCCGACCGGAACCTCGCTGTAAGTGACATCGCAAGCGCCACCGTTCTCGCCACTGGCGAGCGTGATAGCCGACCACTCCTCAGCCGCAGTCGGCTCGATGGAAGTGGTGGTGAACGAGGTCTGGGTCAAGCCAGTACCCTGAGGATACTCTCCGCGCTCAATCATATTGAGCCACATCGAGCGATACGAGGCGCGTTTATAAACGTCCTGCGCGAGCGACTCAGTCGCTACGGCGAAGGCGTTGAAGACATTGGGACAAGCCATATTGAGAAAAATTAAACCGACGTTATCTGCATTTGGTAGGCCATTCTATCCATCCATCAAACGATGGCGGACCGGACCTACGCGTTCTGACCGATGCGGA